GACGAGAAGCCAGGCGAAGATGATAATGCAGGCAAAGCAAAAGGCGGTAAGCCAAAGAAAGGTGTTAACCCATTTGCTAAGAAAGAATCCGTAGGCGAAGCTGCTGAAAAAACTCCTACTACCTGGACAGATAAGTCCGGTAAGAAGCACCCTGCTACCAAAGTCAAAGGTGACAAGTATACAGGTAAAGAAGCTGAGAAAGAAGCCAAGAACAAAGAAAAAGCAGACGAATCTAAAATGATGCCAAAGGGCAAAAAGCGTCCAGTTGCAGAAAGCGTAGAACAAAAATTGTCTTTCCGTGAAATGATGAACCTAGTCGTTGAAAGCGGCGGTCAGCAACAAATCGACGCAGTTGATTCAGAATTGTTTGCTTGGGCGCAACGTGTTGCTAAACAAAAAGTAGGCGAAGGCATGAAAGCTGATGTTTACGCAGGTTTAGTATACGAGCGTATGGGCGGCGTATTCCAAATGTACGATGTACTAAGCGAAGACCAAAAGTAATTTAACCAATTACACACAAAAGCCAGTCAGAATGTTGACTGGCTTTTTTTATCTCTGTATAATATACACTTATAGGAGAGATTTATGTCTACAAGAATGTACGGACCCGAAGAGAAAGCAAAACTAGAGCGACTAATTAACGAAGGCTCAAACGTGCTACGAGAAGTAGAGGACTTGCAAGAAGGCCTCAAAGAAACTGTTAAAGCAGTTGCAGAAGAACTACAAATCAAACCATCCATTATCAACAAAGCAATTAAGATTGCTCACAAAGATAACTGGAAAGACCACGAACAAGAATGGAACGATATCGAAATGATTCTTGGCGTTACTAAACGTCTACCAGAGTAATGAACGATATTCTGTATGGGATATTCAGCTGGATCCGAGAAGATTACAAAAGCCATAAACTTCGTTTTCTTCTTGAGGTCCTTGCTTGGGCTATATCTATTGGCTGTAGCATCACTATGGCTGTTACCGTCCCCAATCCACCTCTTTTGGGTCTATACCCCATTTGGATTACAGGTTGTGCTATATATGCTTGGTGCGCTTATAGTCGTCGTTCCTTTGGTATGCTGGCTAATTATGTATTGCTCACCACAATCGACGCCATCGGGCTCGTCAGAATGATAATTAACTAAATATTAGTCCGATGGTAGGCGAGGCCACAATCCGCATATTTGGTGTTTGTCAGCCGCAAATGACATAGGAGAAAAATGAGTTACGTAGACGCTTTCTATGACAGAGAGCAGGATATGATTAACGTAGTTGAGCGTGACGAAAAAGGTCAACGCCAGTACAAAGAATATTCGGCCCGTCATATATTTTACTACCCAGATGCTAAGGGTAAATTTACTAGCATTTATGGACAGCCATTGTCCAGAGTAAGTTCTAAGAATGTTAAAGAACACAGAAAAGAACTTGCGATATATTCCAACAAAAAACTTTACGAAAGCGATATCAATCCAATTTATCGCTGCCTCGAAGACAACTACCTTAATCAAGATGCTCCAAAACTAAATGTAGCGTTTTTCGACATTGAGGTGGACTTTGATCCAGAACGTGGCTATGCGTCACCGGATGATGCGTTTATGCCAATCACTGCGATTGCTGTTCACCTACAATGGTTAGACACTATGGTGTGTTTGGCTATTCCACCAAAGACTTTGTCTATGGAAGAAGCTAAGAAACAGGTAGCCGACTTTCCAAACACAATGTTGTTTGACAACGAAGCAGATATGCTCGATACATTCCTAACTCTTATAGAAGATGCAGATGTGTTAAGTGGCTGGAACAGTGAAGGTTTCGATATTCCATATACTGTTAATCGTGTTACTAAAGTCCTAAGCAAGGAAGACACTAGACGTTTCTGCTTATGGAATCAGTTCCCAAAGAAGAGAGAATACGAAAAATATGGAAAGGCCGCTGTTACTTATGATCTTGTTGGTCGCGTTCATTTGGATAGTCTCGAGTTGTACCGCAAATATACATACGAAGAACGCCACACCTATCGACTGGACGCTATCGGAGAAATGGAGATAGGCGAGAACAAAACTGTCTACGAAGGAACACTTGACCAATTATACAATAACGATTTCAAAACGTTTATTGAATACAACAGGCAAGACTGTGCTCTGTTAGATAAACTAGATAAGAAGTTAAAGTTCTTAGATCTTGCTAACACACTAGCACACGAATGTACCGTTCTATTGCAAACAACAATGGGTGCAGTAGCTGTAACTGAACAAGCTATTATTAACGAAGCACACAAGCGTGGATTTATTGTTCCTAATCGTAAAAAGATGGAAGAGCAAGGAGACACACAGGCTGCTGGTGCGTATGTTGCGTATCCCAAGAAAGGCATCCACGAGTGGATTGGTTCACTAGATATTAACTCACTGTATCCATCTGCGATTCGTGCATTAAACATGGGCCCAGAAACTATTGTTGGACAGTTACGTCAAGACGGTACTAAAGCCGCCATCGAAGAAGCAATAGCAAAAGGTAAATCATTTGCCGCTTCTTGGGAGGGCAAATTTGGTAGTGACGAATACGAAAGTGTAATGGCTCGTGAAGTTGGTAGAGAAATTACAATTGAATGGGAAGGCGGCGGCGAAGATACATTGTCGGCAGCACAAGTTTATGACTTAATCTTTGACAGCAATCAGCCCTGGATGATTAGTGCTAACGGTACAATTTTTACTTACGAGAAAGAAGGTATTATCCCTGGCTTGTTAAAGCGCTGGTATGCTGAACGTAAGGAAATGCAGGCTAAATTAAAAGCGGCAATTGCCGCAGGGAATAAAATTGAAGAAGAATATTGGGACAAACGACAGTTGGTTAAGAAAATTAACCTTAATAGCCTTTACGGTGCTATTCTTAACCCTGGTTGTAGGTTCTTTGATAATCGTATTGGACAATCCACAACTCTTACCGGAAGAGCCATTGCTAAACATATGGCTGGTAAGGTGAATGAAATTATTACAGGAACTAACGATCACATAGGTAAGTCAATTATCTACGGTGATACAGACTCTTGTTATTTCTCTGCATACACAACACTAAAGAAAGATATTGATGCCGGGCTTTTACCCTGGAGCAGAGAAAGTGTTATTCAACTTTACGACACCATAGGAGAAGAAGTAAATGGAACTTTCCCGAAATTTATGCAGGACGCATTCCACTGCCCAAAAAGCAGAGGAGAGGTCATTAAGGCAGGACGAGAGATCGTCGCATCAAAAGGTTTGTTCATTACTAAAAAGCGATACGCAGTGCTCTACTACGATAAAGAAGGAAAGCGAGCAGACGTTGATGGCAAACCAGGAAAAATTAAGGCGATGGGGCTTGACCTCAAGCGTTCAGATACCCCGGTTGTTATCCAGGACTTCTTAAGCGATGTATTAACTCGTGTACTTAACGGTGAGGAGAAAGAACGTATTCTCGAATACATTGCCGAATTCCGCACAGAGTTTAAAACTCGACCAGGTTGGGAGAAAGGCTCCCCTAAGAGAGCCAACAATATTACAGAGTATGCCAACAAAGAGAAGAAAGCTGGCAAGGCAAATATGCCAGGTCACGTTCGTGCTTCTTTAAATTGGAATACACTGAAGCGTATGTATGATGACAAGTATTCTATGAATATTACAGACGGTGCAAAAGTTATTGTTTGTAAGATTAAAGAGAATCCCATGGCATATACTTCCGTTGCATATCCTGTTGACGAGTTGCGTTTACCGCAATGGTTCAAGGATTTACCGTTCGACGATGCACTAATGGAAAAAACAGTCATTGACGAAAAATTAGAGAACCTAATTGGTGTACTCGAGTGGGACATCAGTTCAACCAGAAACGATAACACATTCAATAAATTGTTTGATTTTGAATAAATTACCGTTGCATTTTAACCACGATCTAAATATAATATTAACATACATGGAGAAACCCTAATGAAAGACATTTTACAAGACATTGTAAACCACACACAAAATCTTGGCTTCCTTACTACTGTAAAGATCACAGGCACAGATAAAAACACTGTATTCAATTCTATGGCAGACAATCGTTCTGTTATTATGGAAGCAGAAACATCAAATCCGTATCCCGACATGATCGGCACATTCGGTATGCCACAACTTAACAAATTAAAATATTTGTTAGACGGTGCGGCATATAAAGACGATGCAAAAATCAACGTTACTTTTGCAGAGCGCAACGGTGAAACAATTCCAGTCGGTATCCACTTTGAAAACAAAGATGGCGATTTCAAGAACGATTATCGTTTTATGAATCAGGATATCATTAACGAGAAAATGAAAACAGTTAAGTTCCGTGGAGTTAAGTGGGATGTAGAAATTAAGCCTACAGAATCTGCTGTTCAAGGTTTTAAATTCCAAGCAGGCGCACACAGTGAGCACGAAACATTCCTTGCTAAAACTGATGGTACTAACTTAAAGTTTATGTTCGGCGATGCATCAACACACGCAGGCGAGTTTGTTTTTGCAACAGATGTTACTGGAAAACTTGACCGTGGTTGGACTTGGCCTGTACTTCCTATCCTAAGCATTCTTAACATTTCCAATGGCAATGACACTAAGATCAGCCTAAGCAATGAAGGTGCTATTCAAATTACGCTAGACAGCGGTCTTGCTACTTACAAATACATCATTCCTGCACAGGCATAAAATGATTAAAGGTATTACGTCATCCGGACGTTATTTAAACGTCTCTTCTGGTAGCCCTAGCACCTACATTAACTCGTATTCGGGTCAGGTAGGTGTTGGCAATATGCGTTATAACACGTCTACACAGAATACAGAAGTGTATGACGGTAGCAACTGGATTGCGTTAGCAGGTAGTTTTGCAACTGTTGGACTAAATCCAGAGGCCGAGTCTTTATTAGACTGGGCAAGAAAAAAGAGAGACGAGGAACTAATGTGGGCAGGAATGGCTGAAAATAATGAGGCTGTTAAGATAGCATTAGAAAATCTAGAAAAGGCAAAGCGTCAGCTGGACATAACAGCAAAACTAGCGAGAGAACATGACACGACAAGTTAATTTAACACCATTACAAAAGGACTATGCAGTATATTTGCCTGCTATCAGTTCTTTTTATAGTACATACATAGCAAAGCAAAGAGAAGGCGAGTTTATTCCTAACGAACGAATTCCTAAAGGATTCGATCGCGGCATCGAAGGTATGAATTTCCTTAATCCTGA